AGTTCTGATAAAATTCCGTTGTGGTCTCTAATTATTGCTTTCATAATTTTCTTGATTTCTGATATTCGTCTATGGGCATAGTGGGTGCATTTCCATCACCCGTATCTATGCGATTTTTATTCGACCAAGATTGATATTCTACTTTTGGCTCATAATCACTTTTAAGGAATAGCATATCGGCAACCGACTCATTGTAATTGACCTTAAAATCATATTTCTTCACCCAAGTAGGTATTCTATCTCTTTTTAAAAGTCTATCTAATTCTCTTGATAGAATAGCTCTTTCTTCAAAGGTTTTTGCCCCTAACACATTTGATGGGATAAGTATTGCATTAAACTCTTTAAGTTGTTTCTTTTTAAATATCTGCTTTAGTCCCTCTAGTCTATGAGAACCATCTACTATCAACCACTCTGGTTCAAATTGGTTATAAGTAAAAACAGTAAGGTCATATCTATTTGGATAGTCTTTGCGAGTGTTTTTTCCTTTTTGGAAAGCCACCATTTCTTTTTCAAGGAATTTTCTATCTTCAACAAACTTAGGGTGTTTTGTCCTATCGTCTATAGTCTTAAAGTCCTTTATATTCTTTGGGGTTATTTTCAATCCAAAGATTTCATACTTCATAGTTTTTTGAAAGCGAAGAATAATTCAAATCCTTTCTGCTGATTTTCAATTACTAGAAATGTCTTTAATGTCGGAACTCTTACAGTAGAGCTTATTCTTGCTTCATTCCAAAACGTTTTATGTCCCCAGAAATATGCTGTTGGGTCTGTTTGGTGTGGACATCTATGGTGAGTTGTTCCTCCTTTTTTAAGAACTCTTAATATTTCTTCAAATAGGTCTATTGACTCATCATCTGTTAAGTGTTCTACAAAGTGAGAACTATATACCTCGTCAACTGAATTGTCTGGGAAAGGTATTCCTTGAGTTAAATCCCAAATAATATCTTGTCCAACATCTCTCTTATCTATTCCAAGATAACCTTTTATGTATTGTGAACCACAGCCCAAGTTGAGCATTATTTTGCCTTTTGTTTGTGGTAGTTTTCTCATACTACATCAAAGGCATCTTCCCACTTGGTTACGATAGTCTTAATATCTCGGTTTTCTTTTACCCATTTTGCTTGTTTAGCTGCTAATTCTTTTCTAAACTTCTCGTCTACAATTAGTTTTTCTAATTTCTTTACCCAGTCATTGACATTATTTTTACAACAATATCCAACTTCTTTTGAGTATGGTAATACATCTGAAGCTAGTGTTGCTGCTCCAACTGAAGCATATTCGTAAAACTTAACACAACTCTTTGAGTGATTAAACTTATTATCATTTAATGGTGCTATACCAATATCTAAGTCAGCCGATTTTAGAAGTGCTGGATACATAATTGGTGGATAGAAAGGAATATGCATAAACTTTACTTTTTCCATTTTTCTATACCAACTAAGTGCAGATTCTAAAAATAGTTTCTTTTCTGGTTGTAGTCCGAAGTCTAATACTTGCTTGTATTGCCACATTTCAACCTCTAATGGTTGTCCACACATACCTTGGAGTATAAACTCAAACTTATGTTTTTTCTGAAGTTCAAGTAAAACATCAGCGATAAGTGATAAGTCTTTCCAGTGAGAAGCTGCTCCAGTATATCCTATTCTTAATATGTCTTTAGGAAGTTTTGGTCTTGGTGCTTCTAAGAATAAATCATAATCAACTGCATTAGGACAAACGTGAACATTTTTATTAAACTTCTTAAGAATCTTTGCCAGTTCTGGTGTGGTTGTAGTTACTACATCACACTCAGCCATTAAGTGTTCGTATTGCCTTTGTTTCTCAGTAGATACAGACGCTGACGGATTATCTGGATTTACACTCCATAAGTCGTCATCTGTGTCATAAGCAACTTTTTTACCTGCTTGTTTAAATGCCCTTAAAGTCATTAAAGGGTCAATAGGATAAGTTCTACTAAAGACTGCTACGTCTGGGAAGTCTATTGTTTCCTGTTGTAGTCCTCTACCAGAATTAAGAGCTATAAAGTTAACGGTATGCCCTTTCTTCTGTAATGCCCTTAATGGTATTCTGTTTCTATAGAACCAGCACCCATTATTAAAGGCATATGGACTATCTAATACGTAAAGAATTTTCATACTTTTTTAAGAAAGTTAATGAAGTTTTTGAACTCCTCTATTTTCCTTTGTAGGTCTGCGAGTTCTTCTCTACGACTTTCATTCCCACCGAGAATCATCTCAGTAATATATGAGCTTAGTATCTCAAAGATAGCAATGTCTTCTCTCTTTTTAGCTATAAGTTTATTTTTAGCTAGTTTGTGATAAAACCAATTTATTATTTTTTGCATATTTTAATTTTTTAAGGTCGTCTCCAAACGCTATCAGGTATTATCCGTTTGGTCAATACCCGATAGACGACCATCCAAGGTTTAATGGTTAAAGTCCAACTGTTGGAACTCCTAAGAATCTTGAGGAGTTTTTCGTGAATACTTTATCCCCGTAAACAGTATAAGCGGATACGTACCAACCGTGCATATCAGGAACTTTAGTAATTTGAATAGTAGGTGCTTTCTGTAATACGACGTCAATACATTTGGATTTTCCAATGTATGCACATTCGTAAGCAGCTTGAATTTGAGCAGATAAGATTGAGAAGTCTCCAGAAGGAGATGTTCCAGTAGGAACATTATTACTTACATAAATCTTAAATCCCATAAAGTCGCCCGCATATCCATTTCTTAAAGTTGCATCTGCTACATTATATCCAACCGAAGTTGCTTTACTCTCAATTAGTTGAGCTTGAGCAGGACTAAGAATTGCAATCCAGTCACCAGCTTCGGTAACATTGGCAGTTCTTAATTTCTGTCTAGCTTTTGAGAATATAGAAATAATGTTGGCAGTAGTTGCACTAATTGCGTGTCCGTCTGTTCCACCAGGTACTAAGTCGTCAGCCTCGCAGTCAGTTCCGTCTTTTGTTCTAGTAAGAACATGAGTATCAATCGCATCCCTTAATTGGTAGGCAATCTCAGTTTGTAGAGAAGTCCTTGAGCTAACATTAGCTTGGATTTCTTCTACGTCGTCAACGTATACTGCTACAGTTNTGTATGCAGATACGATTAGACTATCAGTGTGCCAATCTTGTGCCTGAGCTGTAAATGCAGTTCCAGGAACATAAGTTTGGGCTGATAAAGCGTCAAAATACTGAACGTGAACAGTGTCACCGTATTTGACTGAATCTGTAAGTCTCAAGTTTGCAACATCCATTGCAACGAGAGTTTTATACAGAGGAATTTGGATTGTTTCTGACCAAATTTCAGGAGTAATTGCTGATACGTCATTACTTACCGTTCTTGAACCTCCAGCTTGTGCCATAACTTTCTATCTTCGTCTTATCAGTTTCTTGGTTTAGGAAATTCTGTTACAAATCCCCTCTTCGCAAAATAATCGTTCTTTTCGTCAAGAGTCATATCTTTTAAAGGTTTTTCAACTTCACCAGTTCCCTGTTTTGACGAAGGTTTTAGTGTGTTTTTATCTTTCTCGACTTTCTCTTTATAAGCCTCACTCCAAAGTTGGAAGTTTGAATCTTTACGAGCTTCTGATAGAGAAATGTCATTGGCTTTCGCCCTTAACCTCAATTCTGCTATTTCTGAGGAATCTAATCCTTTAGTAGCTTGTTGAGCCTCTAAAATCTCGTCAAGACCAACTCCACTATTGGTGGTTGGCTTTGCTTTGAGTCTGTCGTTTTCGGTTTTAAGTCTAAGTGCTTCTGTTTGGGAAGCCTTAAACTTTGCCTCATAGTCAACGGTCTCAAAAGTTTTTGGAGTTTCTTTCTCCACCGTCTCTTCGGAGGTTTCCTCGGGAGTTTCTTCTTGCGAAGTTTCCTCTGGGTTCTCTTCTAAGGTTTGGTTTTCCATTTTTTTAAATGTTTTTAAAATTACGACCTTTATCTGTAAGAAGTCTTTTTGACTCCTTCAGGTTGTTCTCTTAATTGTTTTAATAAGTTTATCATTTCTTCTATCTTTTCTGCCGCTTTTATAGATGCCTTCCCATCAACTTCAAAGTTATTTGGGTCAAAGTCTTTACCATTTCTTAGTGCTGCTACTTTCTCTTGTAAGAAATCCACTAAAGCGTCTCCTAAATCAGTTTTTGCTAATCTTTGTATGTTTTTTAACCTTGTTTCTCTTTTCATAGTTGTTGTTGGGTTTGTCCAGCTATAGGACTAACTGGCATTGTTGGTCGTGAAACACCACCACCAGAGCCTTTTTGAACTATTTGATTTAATTGTGGTTCTTCTTCAACATCAAAGTCTTCTAATCTTAATCCGCCATCTTCTAACCAGCTTCTAAAGAACTTTCTCTTTCTTGGGTCGCTTAGTAATGTTGAGTCTGCTGTTATTGCTTGTAAGGCAGCAAATTTATTAGCTGACCTTGTTCTTACGTCTACTTGTTCTCCAGTAATATCTATATTTATCTTGTATTTTAGGTTTTTGTAAAAGTCATTTGGTAAATCAATAAGTTTTTCTTTTCCCCTTTTCACTCTTTCAGAAACAAGAGCTTTCATTATTTCAAACTTTTCTTTTGTTGGAAGTCCTTTTTTAAGAGAGCTTAATAGTTTATTATTAACTCTAATGTCTATCAGCATTTTGTTATATATTTCTAAGTCCTCTCCAACTAATCTTAGTGAGTGTTTAACACTATTCTCTTTAGCAAACTGCGGTATAATAACATCGTAAAGTAATTGTTTAACATCTAATGCTACATTTTCCTGTATTTGTCCAAAGAAAGCTCCACCTAATCCAACAGCTAATTCTGTTGCACCAAGAGTAACTCCCTTAGTTGTTTGTCCCCTTATTGGTTCGTGAGCAAAAGTTATCTTATCTGAATTGGCAGACCATCTATTTATTTCATTTTCAATAGCCCCAGAGTTTCTATCAGACATATCTATTGGAGTAATAGGGCTTTGAGTATTTAAAACTAATCCATTAACAGCATCAGTTAAAAGATTTCTATTTACTCCTTGGTCTTGTGTTTGCCACAACCTTAAAGAGTTATAATAAGAAGATTTAACTTGCTGGTTGGTAAGTTCATTTATTCTAATCTGGGGGTCTGTCAATAATTCCACAACTCCAATTCCCATCCATCTTCCAGGAAGTTTGTTCAAATGGAACTCAAAGTATGGATTTTCTTTAACGCTATCTTCTGATAAAATAAACTGAGAGTTTTCGGCTGGTTCAGCTATTAGAGTTCTTTTATAAACTCCATCAACTTCTCCATATCTTTCGTATATTTTAATATAATCTTGGTTGCTTGGGACAAATCTATCTAATACTGGTTGATAGTCCCATCCTCTTTCTTTTGCTATTCTCTTAAAGTCTAATGGTGTCTTATAATGAACCTCAATAATAAAGTTTGATTCTTTTAAATTATCAACTCCAGCATCGCACATAAAGTTTCTTAAGTCTACAAAGAAAACTTCTCCACCTACAATCTTAATTACAACTGAACCAAAAATAGGAAGTCTATAAAATATTCCATTAAGTGTTTTACCAAAGTTTTGGTCTTTCATCCAGAACTTTAAATCTCTTTCAAAAAACCAAGTTTGTTTTGGGTTTCCACCAGCGGCAGTTGATATGTTTATGTTTTTAGTATCAAAATCAATTCCTTTGGTGGTGGTATCACAAGCAGACCTATTTATATTGAAATAATATTTCCTGTCTCCTTGGTTGTCAAAATCGCCCTCCATAAACTTAGAATTATATCCGTATATAATCTCGTTTATAGTTTGGGGTTGATTAAAGGTAAACCCTTTAGTTATGGTAACCGCCTTTGTTTTGAAATCCTCTATCTCTTTTTTGATTAGTGCTAGATTCATATTTCTACCTTGATTTAATTGTTCCTTCGTGAAGTCCTCTTAATAGTTTAAGAGCTCTTTTTGCTTTAGCGACACTTCCACAGGTTTGTTTCTTTTTCCAAGAACCAGTGGCTTTAGTTTGTATTGTTTTATTTATTCGTCTATAAGGCATTATCTATATTGAAACGGTGGTTTCTTATTATGTTTAATATTTATTTGTTGTTGTAGTTGTCTAACTTGTCTGTCTATTGGTTTCAAATCCCAGAACCCTAATAAGGTTGACATAACATCGTCATCGTGAGCTCCTGAGGCTGCTCCAGCACCTTTTTGTTTAGCCGAGTCGGTCCAAATAAAGGTTTTAAATTCTTCAATAGTGTTGTGGTCAAATATCTGGGGAAATCTTTTTCTAACCAAATCTTGAAAATTAGAGATAAGGGCTGCTTTGGATTGATAGGAAGTTTTCCAACCTAATTTTTCCATTGTCTTTTTCTCTCTGTATTCAAATACTTTTCTTTTAAATATTGGTAAATCCTTAATTCCCTCTAAAAGAGCTGCTCCTGCGGCATTAACCTCTGGAATAACATAAGCATCATACATATTTTGGAGAAACTTAACCTTTTCTATTTGGGCTGGTATTGGTATATACCCTGAATATTTGGCTACCTTTTTTCCTTCTTCGGAAATAACTGACATTGAGCAGGGGTCTACTACTCCTTCAGACGGGTCAACTCCTAACTTGTATTTCATTCCAGGTATCTTCCTTTCAAATATCTCACACTCCTCTTCTACTCTTAAAGGATTTCTTTCTAAGAGTTTCATTCGGTTGATAAACTCCTGTGAGAATACAGTCCCTTTAAGTAATAAGTCCATTGACCACTCACCATATACAAAACGTTTAATATATGAGTCGTCGTTTTTAAGCTGGTCTTCAATATAGTCAGCAGGTAAATTAGCTTTATTATCCATCATAGAACTCTCTATTAAGTGAATATCGTCTCTTTCCTCTTTATTTACCTTAAAGAAATAATAAGCCCAGAAATTAGCAGGATTACAGGTCATATTCCCCTGTCTAATCGGCGTAGTTGTCCGTCTTAGACGAGAGTTTAGCGACTTAAATACCTCCTCCTCTATCTCTTCTAACTGGTCAATATAGTATCCTCCAAGATTTAAAGATTTAAGTTTCTGTTGAGCCTTCTTAATATCTTGTTGAGACCCAGACTGCAAAGCATCTAGCCCAAACATAACTATCTGCGACCCATTAGCGAACTGAATTATATTATCCTTAACTCTGTGCTTATACCATTTAGAAGGCATTAACTCAAATAACTCTGGAATCGTAGCCCTCTCTAAGTCTGAAATGTGCTTTCTACCTAATAATAATCGGTTATTAGGAAAACACATACTCTGTAATATCATCTTAATTAACAGGGCAAGTGTCTTCCCCGAACCGAAACCACCAGAGCATAGACAATACTTCTTAGTGGAATTTAGGAACTCTTGTTGTTTAGCGTTAAATACGTATTTCTTGCCGTTTAGCTCTATCTCCTCTATCTGAGCTCCTTTAACCCATTTTTGACCAAATTCTTCGTAATTTTTAAAATCCATTATTTCAGCACTCTACGTAATATACTCCGTTATATCCTTACACTTTTTAATAAAGTCCTTAACATTAGAAGTATATTTCATCATATTACACACTTTACAACAAGGTACGCAATTTTCTAAAACATATCCCTGTTTATTGTCTACTCTATCTACCCCATTTAATCCCTCTTCTCCACAATAAGCACAAGGTTGAATAATAAGCTTCTTAAAGTCTTCAAAATTTATATTAAACTCAAATCCTCTTGCCTTGGCACTTAGTTTATATCTAAGGTATCTACCTCTTGGCGACTTTCTATATTTCTTATGTAACTCATTATAATACTCTTTATGTTCAAGCCTATATACTTTTGCCTTCTCCCTCCTAATCTTTTTCTTATCTCGCCAGTATTCTTTATTATGTTTTTTCATCTTACCTA